TTAGCATCAAGACCTGAAACTTTTGCAGTTCTTGCGCCAGTACCAGCTATATCATCATTTGTTGATGAACTTGATATATAAAGAGTGGAAGCAGAAGATAGATAGGTATATAAACCGCCTTGCGCCCAAATGGTTTCTAAGGAATCAACAACTAGTGGATTAAAGCCAAATTTAAAGTTAGTTTTGTGATAGGAAATTTGGCCTCTTGAGACTTGTAACTCAAAAGGCTCAGTTGTTCCTACCCTTGATATTGATGACTTCTCAGCCATGACTAAGAATGAAAAACAGTTACTCTATCTATATTACTTAATACAACATGAATACCATCTTCAAATAAAACACCTGAATCTGGAATGTTTAAAGTNTCAGTATCNTTAGCGTTGCAAGGAGCAATTAAAAGAGTAGNACCNNNNACAGATCCATTTCTAAAAGTTACAGTACCGTCTGCGGCTCCTCCAGCAATAATATAGCCTCTTAATCTTGATCTACCTGCTTGTAATACAGCGCCGCCTGTAGCGGCGCTAACACTGGTGGCTGTTTTTACATCAGAACCTACGATTCTACCTGCCATACTTAGCTCCTATTAAGCAATAGTTGCTATTGGTGTTGAAAGAGTTTCTGCTTTCCAAGTAGAGTTAGTACCATCGTCAGAAACACAAGTTAGTTTTACTCTTCCATTTACAGCGGTTGTAGCTGGTAAAGTTAAAGTATCACCTGCAACATCTGAAGCTGCGTTAGCAGCAGCACCGCCCATAAGAGATAAAGCTCCAAAAAAGTTTGAAACTCCAGCACCAGGCAAAACAAATGTTACTGTTTTTCCAGCAGCAACTGCTGTAGTTACAAAAAAGTCATAAGTAATACCAACATTATCTGTACTTAAAGCTGGCATATTAACTACGATATCATCAGTACCATCAATATTAAAAATACTTCCAGACTGATCTTTAGTTAAAGTAGTTGTAACAGCCGCTCCAGTATTAAGTGTTGAATCATCTACAGTTACTCTAAAGTTAGGTCTTGTGTCGTAAGTTGCCTCTACAGTAATTGCTCCTGTAGTTTCATTTTTTGAAACAGATTGAAATCCGTTTTGCGATCTTACTGGACCTGAAAAAGTTGAATTAGCCATAATTTCCTCCTAGGAAATAAGTTCTACTGTCTTGCTTTGTCTGCTAGGTCAGTCGGTAGAACAAGTTAAACACCCTAGATTTTTAAATCTTACTATGAGGCATCTTCTAAAGCAATAGGAAGTGAATTTTTTGCTTCTAATACTTTATTTCTTGCTTCTACTAATGATTCATAGGTTTCTTTAATAATAGGGTCTTTACCAAAATGATCTAACATATCTGCTCCTACCATTTCTATTAATGCTTGAGCTGTAATTAATCTACCGTTTATATCTTGAATTTTTGAATTTATTGACATGTTGTTGTACTCCTTTTTTTGCCGTATGTCATATTTAACCGCTAGGTCTATATTTATTAGTTTTTTTTGTAAATCAGAATAGCTATTCCAATCTCTAATTTCTTCTAAAGTTCTACCACACCCAGCACATTGTTCGTCTGCTCCATACGTAGTTGAACAAACGCCCGTACATGGGTTTTGAGATAAGGATACAACATCACTAAGAATGTTCATGCCTTAATTTTACATATTTTTATACGAATTGTAAATTTAGAGGAAAAAAAGGGGGCCGTTAAGCCCCCAATAATTGTAGTTGAGTAAAAAACGCTACAATCAATCGTTCAATTAAGCTCCTTGAGAACCGTAAACGGCTCTGAAGTTAGAATATCCGAATGAATATCTTTCTCTAGCTTTGTATCTCATGTTTCCAGTATCGAAATCACCTTCTAATGCAGTTTGCATTGGAGATCTTTCAAAATACTTAAATCCATCAGGACAGTCTGTTTTCAAGAAGAAAGCATCTGTATCTGTTAGATAATGATTTACAACATAGCCATCAGGAATCATACCTTGATTTCTGATTGAGTTAATGTCGTTGTCAGAAGTACCAACTCGCCCAGGAGTTTGTAATAATCTGTCAGCAACAAACTGCAACTGAGGTGGAACAATTAACTTCATTCCTCTTAGTGCAATATTAAGACCTTTATCATCTGTAAATGTAGAGATATTAATTAATGCATCTTCAAGTGAAGTTTCATTAAGATCCGCCATAGTGGTTGCTCTATTTGCTAAAGTACCGCCGCCCCCTAGAGGGTGAGCAGTATTGATTAATGATACACCATCACCACCAGCAGTAGAGAACGCATTGTTCAATACAGCCGCAGCTTTGATTTGTTTAGTATTAGCCATAGATCTAGCTAATGCTTTTGTGTATCTAGCACCAAGACGATCATACAAATTATCTTCAACAGCTTCTTCTGTTAGCGCGAATGCTAAAGCAACTGTTTCGTGAGTATAACGAGAAGTATAACCTTCGTTAGCATTGTCAAATCTGACTCCGCTTCCTTCAGCTTTTACTTCAGCATTACCAAACCCAACGATTAAAGTTTCTTCTTCAAACGCTCTATCAGAACTCTCTGTATCAAAGATTTCTGTATGTTCTGCTTCATACCTAGCATACTCCATACCGAATAAGGCATTTAGGCCAGGCTCTAATTCTTTCGCTAATTGCGCTCTATTTATTGCCATTATTAAACTCCTGTAGGATCGACATAGAAATGCTCATTAAACTTAACTATAACATTCACGTTAGCTGAACCTGTAGTACTGTTATCTGGATCAGAGCTAAAGCCCATAATTCTGAAAGTCGCAGTTGTTGCGGCTGTTGTTCCAGATAATTCTACCGCTGACATACCAGTTTTGGTTGAGCCAGAAGTATAAGAAATATCTGCATTTAAGCCAACATCAGTCTGCGCTGGAGAACCTGCGCTCTGAATTTCAAATACAGCATTAGGATCATCTACCACAAACGCTACAATATCGGACGATACAGTTCCATCAGGGTAGTAAGAACTAAAAACAACGTCTCCGCTGCTATCAGTATACTGACAACCCCTAAAGACGCCTACTGATTCATCACCAGCTCCTGCTACTAAAATAGTACCAGTATTAAGCATCTTAACTAAATCGCCTGAAAAAATATTCCCAGAAGCGCCAGAAGCAATTTTATATTCTGTTGTGCCGCCGTTAGCAACACCAGAACCTAATTTACCTACTACTCTTGCTCCAAAGGGTGCATTTTTGTTAGACATAATAAGTCACCTATATTATTTAAAATTAAAAAAAATGATGATCAACTACGTTGACCACCTCCAAAAGTTACTTTGCTTGATCTCTCTGGTTTTAACATCGGAGAGCTTGGGTCAGATTCTCTTAATAAATCGTTATCTACAGCATCTTGCTGAGTGTGCGCACGATTTGCAAAGTAGGAGTTTCTTTCTTCGCGCGTTTCGTTAGGAATCTTAGCCAGCAGCAAACCGCCAACTGAAACTACTCCCGCATGTTTACCGTCATCTAAAGTAGGAAGCTCAAATCCATCTAACTCTTCGGCTCTGACAAGATCGAAACCTTCTCTCATCCTTGAAGTTACATTTTTTCTGTCTTCGCTACCTGCGATTTCAGCTCTGATCCACCTGTAGGTATAACCTTCAGGTGCGGGAGGAGTATCCAACATTGATGGTGGACTCCAGGGTTTGCGAGCAACTTTTTTAGCTCGAGTGTCGGCAGAACGTGGTGTTCTGTTTAAATTTTTTTTATCTTCTGTCATAGTTTTACCTTTTAACATATTTAGCGTACTCGCTTAACGGTACGTTTAATCTTTTAGCCATTTGAACTTCAGATGGAGACAATTTTACTTGTCTTTTGTTAGAGCCTGGATTACCAGCAACTCTTCCAGCTGAAGCCACCTTTTGTTGAGGCTTAGATTTAACAGAAGATTCTGTAAACTTCTGCGGGAACTCTTTACGAATTCTCCTATCGACCTCAGTATAGTACTCTTCTGAACCAACGTCAAAGCCTTCAGCCTCTAACTGATTGTTGATTGCCATAGCACCCATGGTCATTACTTCATCTTGACCAAACCATTCGTTCTTTTCAACCCAAGCCCGCTCTCTTTCTCCTAGCTGAGGAACAGCGTTTTGTTGAGGTTGTTGAACATAATTTTGATAGTTGGTTTGTTGCTCTGCTTGAACATTTTGTTGATATTCTAGTTGAGCTTTTGAAGTAGTTACTTTGTTTTCTTCTACTGCTATTTTTGCTAAAACTTCTTGAGCTTTGGCAACCTTTTCATAATCTGCAACTTCATGCGCATTTTTTAAGGCCGCTAAAGCTTGTGCTTTTTGAGATTTTAGCCTACTTTCTGCTTCTCGTAGATAAGATTTATCTAAGCTTGAAGATCTAGTTTTGAGATGTTGATTTTCTTCTGCAATTCTTTTTGCATACTCATAAGCAGATTCTTGGCCTCTTTCAGCTTCTCTTAATTTTCTAGTAAGCTTACTAATTCGTTTTTGGACTTTTTCAGAATAGTCTTCTAATTCATCTTCTGCCTTTTCTTTTGGCTCTTCAGACACATCTTCAATAGCTTTTTCAGCCTCTTCATCATTTTCTTCTTTTGGCGCTAGATCTGCAATTTTACCGCTAGGTTTTTCTTCTGGTAAATCTACTTCAACAATCTCACCTTCATCAAACATTTCTTCTTTTTTTGCTTCTTCTGACATATTTGCTCCTTATACTGCAAGGATGTCATTAGGATCTAAAATGGTAGCTATCACTTCGTCATCATTAATGATTCTACATTCAGATTCATCACCTAACTTAAAGCGAGCGCCAGCATATCTTCCTATTAACACCCATTGTTTTTCCTGACACCAAGCCTCAGCAAACTTGCTAGAGTCTTTGTAGCAATCAGGACCCATTTTAACAACATACCCTACAACCGTTGCTAGAGATTCTCTGTCAACTGTTGATTGTACTAAGTGGATTCCACCTTCTGTTACTGCCTTACCTTTGTATGGAAGAATAAGTATTCTCCATCCAGTCGGTTGAGGCATTCTTTCTAAAATTGATTTATCTAAAAGAGTAGGATCTAAAACTCTTGCACTTTGCTCTACATAAGGAATTGATCCCTCGGTAGGAGAAGTTTCTTTTTCTTTCTTCTTAGCTTCGTTTTTGGTTTTGGTTTCTTGTTCTATTGCTTTAGCAACATGGTCAGGTACGTGTATCTTCGGCATCTTCTTGTATTTTTCCCAGCAGCTCCCTAAATGAATTTTCTGCGTCAACGAGAGAGCTGTAACGTCCACACAGATACTGATATTGTGCAAAGTCTTTAGCCCCAGCTAAAATAACATCCTTCACACCTTCTTTTTGAGCCTCAAGTTCTTTTAAAAACTTTTGGCTTATCCAAACTACTGACACTTAATAAATGCCAGAAAACTTGCCACCATATTCGGCAGCGCCCATACCTCTAGCTTTACCTTTTCCCATTCCAGGTTTAGGTGTTGTATTGGCATCAAAAGTTCCTGCATCTGTTTTTAAAGGAGCAAGACCTTTATTACTGTACCTAGCTTTATTCTTGGTTACAGTTGGAGTTTTTTGTTGTGATATCTCAGTTCTTTTTATCATGTTGTTTATTATCTTGGTTAAATAAATTATTTGCAAGTTTTTATTTACCTTGCCCTCTATATTTTTTTCGCCGTTGATTTTTATTAGTTCCAGCGCCATCACTTAAACGACTATTGCCGATAGATGTTTTTTTCTTAATACGAGTAATTTTTTCTTTCGTCCAGCTTTTTGGCATTTTGTTTTTTTAACTCTCTTTCTTTAAGTAATAACATCAAGTCATGCCATCGGTACATGCGTTTATTAACGTCATCCCAATACCAACCTTTAACTGTTTTTGTTTCTGGCATCTAACAATTTAAATCTAGCTTGTTGTTCTAATCTTGCTCTAGCAGTTTCATCTCTAAGCTCTGCTATATCTTCTTGCGCATTAATTCTTTCTCTATCAACATTTATTCTTTGTTGCGCTTCTTGCATTTTTCTTTGTTCAGCTGCTAAAAATTGTTGCTGTTCTATAGATAACTCTTGACCTTTTAGAGCAAGTTCTTGTTTTCTAATTGCAACTAATGGATCTTCATCTTGAGGAGATGAAACTTTTTGATTGTACTCTACCAACAACTCAGCAAGTATTGGGGCTGAGAATTGCGCCAGTATGTCGCCTGCTTGAATAGATAAGTTTTGTGCTTCTTCTGGTGATGCTTGTTGAGCCTGTTGTTGTAACTGCTGGAACTGTTGCATAACCTCTGGTGGCATTTGTTGTTCACCCAATATATCTGCCTTCATTTGCAAATGTTGCATGATATGAGAATGTATTAAAGCTTGAACTTGAGCGTTCATTTGAACAGGTGGTGTATTTAACAAAGACATATGAATAGCAATATGTGCATCATGATTTTGTTGTGGGAATGCTTGAGCTTGCTGACCTAATAACAATTGATTATTTTCAAAACCAGCTTCAATAGGAAGTGGATCTGTCGGAGGTGGTGGTGTAAGTATTTGTTCTACGTTATCTACACCAATCGCTGCATACATTCTTTTATAAGCTTCGTAAGTACCGTTAGGCCCATGAACTTGTGGGTTAGATTGTACTAGCTGCATCATTTCTTGCGCCATAGCAATTCTTTGTGACTGACTAAATATATCTGGGTTGGATATAGGGAAGATGTCTACCCTTTGATCAAAGTCAGATAACTTAATTGTTGTTTCATTATTTGCTACTGCATATGGATATTCTTGCGGTAAGTATTCTTTAAATACATTAGCTAATATTTTAAATTCTTTCTTTTGAGAATTATGTAGCCTTTTATGGATAGCCGATAATACTTTGGTAGATCTTTCTAACAAAGCTAATGTAGTTCCTACAGGAGCATTTGGATTACCTTGCCCTGTATTGATTTCTGCAATAGATGCAAATTTTTGACCTGAGTTTACTAGAATGTTTAATAAACTAAGAAGTGTGGCACTTGGTTCTTTAAAAGGTAACGGTTGTATTGAATCTCTAAGAGATCCTCCAGGCGCATCAACATCTCTAAACTCTCCTGGTTGTATAGGAGTATCTTCATCTCTAATTCTAATACCTCTAGTTTTAAAACCAGCAGGTAAGTTTGCTAAAGTTCCTGCATCAATTAACTGTCTCATGATTGAGGTAGATGCTTTAGATAAACCACCAATCATGTGAGTTAAACCAAATCCGTAAAAACCTAAACCAGGTAAGAATTTAAAATGTACAAAGTATTCTATTTTGTTTTTCAGTTCATCATCTTCTTTGTAGTTTCTTCTAACCGATAAGATTTCATTTGAATTAGCATCTATGGTAACGATATAAGGAAGTTTAATTCCAGTCATTTCGCCTTCTTCGTCAACGTCTTCGTAACCGTCAATATCTAAATTACAATGAACTTCGTATAAAACAGATACCTCTCCATCATCGTAAGATGGTTCCATNCCAGAAAGCTTGTCTATTTCTTCTTTAACACCAGAATAGTTTTCTGCGTTATTACCACTTTCTAAATCTATCTTTCTATAAAAACCTACTGCTTGTAATTTTCTAACTTCGTTTTCTGATATTTTTACAACATTAGTAATTCTAGGACAGGTTTCTAAATCGGTTGTGTAGTAAGGAACAATTAAATCTTCAGGCGCAATAAACTTAGATACAGCTCTACCTAAACTTTCATCATAATAAACTTTCTTAAATGCAGACCCTGCTAGTGGTAAATAAAATAATAGTTGGTCTAATTCTTGATCGAACTCTTCCATTACATGAGTAATTTGATAGTTCATAAATTCTTTAACTCTTTGTGCCTGTTCTTCTATTAAAGAATCATAAGCTCCTATTACTTGAGTTTTAACTGGACCACCTGACGGCAAAAGTTCTTTGTAAGCTTGAGCTTGGAAGGTTGTTACAGCTTCACCTAATAATGGATGTATTACACCAGATGCACCTGCAAAAGGTTCAGATCTTTCAGCATCAAACTTCATGCCTAAATATTTCAATCCATCAGTATAAGTTTTTTCCCAATCTTCTCTTGAGGCTTTATCTTTCTCAATACCAGCCATTAACTCATTTGATATATTTGCTAGTTGTTGATCGTCTAAGATTTCAGCTAAGTTTTCGTCAAAGCCTGTTTCTACTTCTTCGGTCATGGTTTCGCCTAAAATAGCGCTACCATCTTCTTGCATTTCAAAACCTTCGGTTCCTGATTCCATAATTGCTTCAATAGCAACTTTCATGTTTTCTTGACCAAGCGGCACTTGATTATCTTCGTTTAAAACCGTTGGATTAATTTCTTTTTCTATTGCCATTAGTGTAGTACTCTTTTTTCTTCTTTCTCAATTATAGAGCTTGGGAATGCATCAACCAAAGTGCCAACAATTTTTAAATTAAAACGTGTAGCTTCTTTTTCTGCTTGACTCCAGTTTTCTGAAATAATGCATGGGCCACAAAATGTTGTACCTTCATCCTCATATTCTGTAAGAAATATTAATAACATCTTAATAGTATACCCTCTTTACTGGCGCTTTCTCTCTATCTTCGTAATCATCCCCAAGAGAAACTAAACCACCTTCTCTAAATCTCATTAAAGCTTGAGTCATAGTATCGCATAGGTCATCATTTTTACCAAAGGGAAATGAAGCACATTCCTCTATCATCTCTTCTGCAAACTTTCTTTCGGGCGCATAAACCAAACCAGACTCAAAGATAGGTGCAACTGAGTGCATTCTTGTAGATTTGTCATGTCCTCTGGTTGGAGAGTAATTAACGACAGGTATACCTAATCTTCTGAGTTCGTGAGTTAAGGGAGTACCCGAAGCTTTTGCCTCAATCAATACCATATCAGGTTCCCAATATTGATATTCTTCGTAAGCTACTCTTTTCAATTCTGGAAAATCCCAACGATCTTTCTGCGCATCTAATAATATGATGCAATCAGGAGAATCGGGTGTAGGTTTAAATACACCCCACGTTGAAATAGCTGAATAGTCTGCTGTTTCTTTTTTACTAAAAGCCGTATCGTAACTTTGAATAATATAACTTACTGGAGGCAAAGCTTCGCTTTCCCAAGCATTCCACCACTCTCTTTTGACAATAGAGCCTTCTTCAGAGGTAGGTGTTTGCATCCATTGTGCATTCCATTTTTGCACAGGTAAAGAAGCTTTTACTTTTTCTAATTCTTCTATAGACCAGAACTCGGGCCATAAAGGATTGTTTGTTTCAGGAAAAATAGCTGGAAACTCTACAACCTCCCATTGGTCAGCTGAAGATTCTTTTTGTGATTCTAGCAACTTAGCCGTTAGATCAATTGAACTCCAACGCGTCATAACAAGAATGATAGCTCCACCAGGCTGCAAACGCTGCCTAGGTCCAGAAGTGTACCATTCCCAACAGGCTTCCATAGCCGTAGGACTCAAAGCGTCTTGCTCTGAATGGGGGTCATCAATAATGAGTAGATCCGCACCTCGACCTGTAATAGCTCCTCCTACACCTGCGGCAAAGTATTCTCCGCCTTTGTCAGTTTCCCAACGACCCGCTGATTTAGAGTCTGCTCGTAGTTCTACTTTAGGAAAGATCTGTTTGTATTCTTCAGCATCCATCATGTTACGAACTTTACGACCAAACCTTACAGCTAACTCACCTGTATGAGTGGTCTGCATAATTTTTCTTCTTGGCTGTTTACCCATAATCCAAGCTGGAAAATAAGTAGAACAAAATTCAGACTTGGTGTGACGAGGAGGCATGTTAATAATAAGCCTGTTGCATTTACCATTTGCAACATCCTCTAACTTTTCTGCAAATATTTTATGATGACGGCCACAAATAAACTCAGGCCACATGTGATTAATAAACTCTAAGAATGTTTCTTGACAACCTTGTTGTTTTTTTAATAACTCAAGACGTTCTTTGAGTATAAGTGTTTCTTTAATCTCTTGATCAGAAAGATGTGCTAGGTTCAAAAGTTTTTACCAAATTTTAAATTAAACTCTGGGCCTCTTTGTGAGTTAAGCCCTAGTCCAGCATTAACAAAATATCCCGTATTTGGGTTGTTGTACATATAATCCAGTTGTCCTTTAGCGTTTAATAGATTATCAACTACAGCTCTCGCTTGAATGGTTTGAGCGTTACCAACAGACATACTGGGTAAGTTATAACTTACAGATCCTGTTGCGTCTCTTCCAGATGTTTTTCCTGCTTGTATTGAAAATGGCCCTATATCTTGGTTATATTTAATTTTATCTTGCGTATCTCCTAGCTCATTTATTTCAGATTGCAAATCTATATTTCCATATTTTCCTCTATTTGAATACCTAAGATTTAAATCTCCTGTAAAGTCTCCATCATCTGATTTGTATGCATCTAAAGTTACGTTAGTGTTTGGAGCTACATTAAATATTTTATCAAAGTTTGTTCCGTAATTATCTCTTCTTACATCAACAGGTAGATTTAAATCATCTAACAAACTATTAATAGAATTAGTTGAAAATTTTCTTGCTCTGTTTTCAATATTAGCTCCAGGATCATCTGATTTATAAATATCCATTAAGTCATCTTTGTATTTAAAATCAAGTTGATTAGAAAAATTTTTTTCTATAAAATCTTGAAAATCGTTTGTAATTGCTGTTCCATAAATATCTTTTAAAATATTATCTATTTCTTCGCCTGCATCTAATCTTCTTGCAGTTTCTTCTGACTTACTTTCATCTACAGGGCCACCTGTATTATAACTTTTAGGATCATACAATTCTGAAATACGTTTTATTCTATCTTCAGTCGATTTAATATCTCTGTTGTATCTATTCAATCTTTCAGCGTATTTATTAAGTTGAGTAGCACTATTGTTTTCAACATAGTTTTGTTTTTCTTTATGTAAAGATTTTAATTTTTTTATTAATGGAGCTGTATGTTTTCTTACTGCTTGCGCTCTTTGCAAAGGATTCATAGAAAGTGTTGCCATAGCTAACAGTATAGCTTGGCTTTCAGCTCCTTCAGATCCAACTGGACTGGTGCCAACTTCTTTGATTAAAGTATCTAAATCATTTGGCTTTATAGATCCAACGTCAGGTGGGTTTGGCAATATCGTTTTATTTAATTCATTTAAGGATTCTTGTATACCTACAGGCCCTCCAAATCTAAATGCATCAATACCTTTTTCTTTAACCAGCTTTCTTATCTCGTCATCAATCTTAACGTAGGTGCCATCAAATTTATTTTCAGGCCCCTTAAACTCTATATCTTTAGGTTTTAAAACATAATCTTTAGGATTTACACCAAGTTCTTTGAGCATTTTATCTATTTCATTTTCGCCTTCTTTGAAAACTCCTTGTAGTAATTTATTGTCTCGACCACCTTCTTTGCCCAATCTTTTTGCGGCTGAATCAAAATACATACCATCTTTGCCTTCTTCTACAGCTTTCAAAAAGTTAGCTCTTAAAGGCAATTTCATGTAGTTGGTTCTAGTGCCTTTTGCATAAGGATCAATAGGGTAGCCTTTTAAAAAATTTGTTTTTGGTTTTATGGCTTCTTTAAGTATTTTTACTCCGTTGCCAATATCAAACGTCATTTCATCATTATTTACAACTTCCTCAAAATATCTTAAAGCTCTGTCTTCTGGTGTTCCTGGACCATACTTTTGTCTTACAGCAGGAGAGCCAGGTTTAATCGTTTCTAACTCATAAAATATTTCATCCAAACTTTTGCCAAGCGATTCGGTAAATTTTTTACCTGTTGCATCTTCTAAATCTTTTGTAGTTAAATTATATTTTTCAATCTTGTCTATATTTGGAGTTATTTTTTCATCCAGCAAATTATCTTTTTGCTTTTTGATGTTTTCTAATTCATCCAAATCGTCAGCCAAAGAAGGAGAGTCTAAAGTTAATCCTTTTTCTTTTTGTATGTTTTTTATTTCATCTTGTTTTTTTACTTGCGCTCTAACTAATTTATTTACCTCTGGATAAAATCTGTTGTATTCATACAAACTTTTTTTCAAAGCAGCTACTTTCTTCCTATCAAGATATGGAGTTACAGGTACATCCTTTTGTGCTTGTGTAACAGCTTTTTTTAATTCTTCAAAAACTTCAAGAGGTAACTTTTCATCTATATTTTCTGTTGTATAATTACGGGCTTTAAACCCTGTTACACCTTCTTTTTCAGCATCTTGAATAAATTTTGTACGAAGCTCTTCAGGAGATTTAATTTGAGGATATTTTCTTGCAGTTTTAATAGCAAAGCCAAAATTATCTTCTAATGTATTTCTTACAAAATTTCCTGCAACAGTATCGTAAGATAAAATATCAACTATATTAGCTATTTGACTTTCAGCGTTGCTTTTTGCAAGCTGACCTACTTCCTCTCCATAATCAGATTGAATTCTAGCTACGTTTAAAAGATTGTCTCCGCCGATAAATTCTTTAACATCTTTTAATTCAGGAACATCTGTTAATTTTAATTCTGTTGTACTATCAAAAACAAAATGGTCTTTGTGAGGTTTGTCTTGATAGTGATCATACTGTTTTCTATCTATACCCCTTACATGAAAAGTATTTTCTTTAATATTTTTAAACTCATCTCCTAGCTCTTTTACTTGTCTTGCGTATTGATTACTGCTGACCAACCTTTTGCTTATGGCTCCTTGTTGATTAGCTTTTATATAGTTAGCTAATCTTTGTCGAGTTATTTTATCTAAAGGGTTTCTAGATTGTATTTCTTCAATAAGTTTTGGATGTATTTCATCTGCTTCGTCTAGTATGTTTAACAACCTTAACTCACCTTTAGGCACACCAGCTTTCTCTAATTCATTTATGTAAGTTACTAATTTAGCTTGATTGGGTAATTTTTTACTTGTATTAATAAATTTAGCAGCTTTGGATGTTAGGCCTTGGTTGTTAACTTTTGTGCCTGTATACATCATTTCTTCTAAAGACAAGGGTTTAAATTCTTCTACTTTAGGTACAGGTACATCTTTGACAGCCTCTTCTACAACTTCAGCTGTTTCTGTTTTTATGGGTACGACTGGAGTATCGACAATAGGGTCTATTGCTTTTGCAGCTTTAGCACCACGAAAAAGTCTAAATAACGGTAATAAACTAATAGCACTAAGACCAGATAAACCGTAATTTCCTAGTGCGCCAAGAAAGTCTTTTTCAGCTACATTTTTTGCGCCTCTAGCACCAAACTCACCTACTTCATAAACTGCAAGTGCGTCTCCGATTCCAGGAGATACACTAATAGCTAATTGATCTACAAATGGAAGTTCCTCAAAATCACGATAAGCCTCACGAATGTTACCTTCGGATGCTGCCTTTTTGAGGTTCTCTAGTACTTCTGCTCTGTTTGCCATTAAAGTAATTCAGGTTGATAGCCTTCTAGCTGTTTTAATATTTTTTCTTCGTTAATGCTCAATTCTTTAAATTTATCGCTAGATTTTTTCATGAGTTTTCTGCCTGCAAGTTCTCCCACTCTATCTTCGGCTTGCCCTCTTTTAAAATCTACTTGAGCTTGACGTTTTCTTTGTCTAATTCTTTGTAATGAATCATACAATCTTTTAGCTTTTTTTGCAGATAATCCTACTTTGATAAAAGGACCCCCTGCTAAGGCTGCATAATCTACTGGGTCTGTTGGATCAAAAAAGATATCGGTAACATCTTTAACTGAAATGGATTCTTCTGAGGGGCTATCTAGTTTTTTTTTTCGAGATCTGAAAGTATATCGTCAAGAGAATCTCTATCCATATTAGATATGGTCCTGCCTCTTCCAGCTTCTATCATTCTATCGACTCTTGGATTCATACTATTCATAATATTAATTCTTTGTGCATCAGCATCATTAATTTGATCTACGATCATGTCGTATGATTGTCTATCGTTATTTGCTAATGCTTCTTGAAGTTGATTTTCTAATATTCCAATTCTTGTTTCTATACCAAATATTTGTTGTTGTGGGTCTGAATTAAGAAAATCAACCATATTTGCATCTCTGCCTTCTGCCATCAT